CCGGCCCGACGATGGCGATGCCCGCGACTCCGCGCTCGGCTGGTTCGAGTGGTCGGCTCCTGTCGACGCAGACCCCGCCGACCCCGAGTCGTGGGCGTGGGCCAACCCCTCGATGGGCTGGCTCATACAGGAGCGCAAGCTGAGGGCCGCGCAGGCCACCGACCCCGCCGACGTCTTCAAGACCGAGTGCCTCTGCCAATGGGTCGAGGCTGTCGTGCATCCACCATTCCCCGATGACTCGTGGGCTGGCGGCACCGACGTGACGTCTGCCATCCCAGATGGCGTGCCGTTCTCGCTCGGCATCGACGTGGCCGCTGACCGCCAGCACTCGGCAATCGCCGTCTGCGGCAGGAGGGCTGACGGGCTGCTCCACGGCGAGGTCATCGCCTACGACCACGGCATCGGCTGGCTCGTGGACTGGCTGCGCGAGCGAGTCGGTCGCGAGGGCTGGCCGCAGCCCATCCGAGTCGCGATGCAGGGCAGGGGCGCTCCGGCCTCCGCGATCGTCGAGCTCGTCAACGCCATCGACGGAGTCGAGGTGGTCGAGTGCGTGGGCCGCGACCTCGGCGCGTGGTGCGGCAGGCTCTGGGACGCCGTGGCCGCATCTGCACCGGACACCAAGAGCGACGCATGCCGACTGATGCACAGACCGCAGCCCGTCCTCGACCTCGCCGCCAACGTGGCCACCACGAGGCCAGTCGGTGACGGCGCGTGGGCGTGGGACAGGGCCAAGAGCCGAGAGGACGTCTCCCCGCTCGTGGCGCTGACGCTCGCGCACGGCCTAGAGACGAAGGTTCCCGAGCAGGAGCCAGCAAAGAGAGTTCCCACCGCCTACGCATCGCGTGGCGTTCGCACCGTATAAAGGAGGGATGCCATGGGCATCTTCGACAGCCTGCGTGCCGTCTTCCGGCCAAGGCTGACCTACCAGGTCTCGATGGGGCCTCACGTCTCGGTGGCCGACATGGGCATCGACCAGCTCTATCGCACGCAGCCCAACCTCCGCGCAGTTGTCAGCTACCTCACCGACAACGCCGCGCAGGTTCCCATCAAGGTCTACGACCGAGTCAGCGACGTCGACCGAGTGCGCGTCACCGACTCGCCCGCCGCCCTGCTGCTCGAGCATCCCAACCCCGACATGACGGCATACGAGCTGAAGAGGCGCATCTACGGTGACCTCTATCTCTACGACCGTCACGTCTCCATCCTCGTGCCGAACGCCGACGCCGACTCCGGATGGCGTCTGCAGCCCATCCCCGCGAGGTGGGTGGTCGGCTACGAGGGGAGCAACCCCTTCGCGCCGGAGGCCATCTACGTCCAGAGCGACAACGGGCGCAAGGTGGCCATCCCAGCGGAGCGTTTCATCTACTTCCACGGCTACGACCCCGCCGACGTGTCGCGGCAATGCTCGCCCGTCGAGGCCCTCGCCGACGTTCTGCACGAGCAGGTCGAGAGCAACACTTTCCGACGCCAGATGTGGCGCAACGGTGGCAGGTTCAACGCCTACATCCGCAGGCCAGCCGACGTCGAGGATTGGACTGACGAGGCATTCGAGCGTTTCCGGCAGTCGTGGGACGAGTCGTGGGGCGGTCGAGCAGCCAGCCAAGGCGGCAAGATGCCCATCCTCGAGGACGGCATGGAGATTCGCACCGTGCCGTTCTCGGCGCACGACGCCGAGTGGTCGGAGGCCAAGCGCCTCGGTCGCGAGGACGTCGCTGCCGTCTACCACGTCAACCCCGCGCTGGTGTGGCCTGGCTCCGGCCAGACCTACGCATCGGCCAAGGAGAACGCGCGTGCGCTCTACAACGACACGTTGGCTCCGACGCTGATGCAGGTCACCGACCGACTCAACTCCATACTGCTTCCGCGAGTCAACGAGCCAGAGGGCCACTACCTCGAGTACGACCTCTCCGTCAAGCTGCAGGGCAGCTTCGAGGAGCGTGCCGCTGTCATCCAGTCTGCCGTCGGTGGGCCGTGGATGACCCGCGACGAGGCCCGTGCCATGTTCAACCTGCCCAAGATAGAGGGCGCGGACGAGCTAATCGTCCCGCTCAACGTTGTCGAGGGCGGTCTCGCATCGCCGCGAGACACAGACCCGACCATCGACCGCCACTCGCTGCCAGCGCCGACCAAGGAGTGCGGCTGCGCCGAGTGCAAGGGCCACGATGGCCACCGGCACAAGGCGCTCGCCACCGACGAGGAGCAGCGCGAGGTGGCCGACGTGCTGGCCAAGTTCTTCGAGCGACAGGCCAAGAGCGTGCTGCCGAAGATCGGGGCAAGCAAGGGCAAGGCGGCGAAGGCCGACGGTGACCCCGCATGGTGGGACTCCGAGCGATGGGACAGGGAGCTGGAGGATGACCTCTTCGCCGTCTCCATGCGCATCGGCGAGGCATCCGCGCTCCGTGCCGTCGATGACCTCGGCACCGACGCCAGCAAGTTCTCGGCACGGCGCACCAACGCCTACATCCGCTCGATGTGCAAGAGGCGTGCGCAATGGGTGAACCTCGCCACCCGCGACCGTCTGGTCGAGGTGGTCGAGGACGAGGATGCCGAGGTCACGCCGCGCGACGTCTTCGATGACGCCGAGAGCACGCGCTCAATCTCCGGCGGCGGCGCACTGGCCGTTGCCGTCACCGGATGGATGGCGCTCGAGGTCGTTCGCCAGACCGCACCGAGGCGAGGCGCGACCAAGACGTGGGTGGTCACGAGCGGCAACCCAAGGCCGAGCCACGCATCGATGAACGGCGAGACCGTGCCGTACTCCGAGCCATTCAGCAACGGCGCGATGTGGCCAGGTGACGCAGACGCCCTCGACGTGGACGAGGTGGCCGGTTGCCAGTGCGCCGTCGACATCGAGATTCCGTAGATTGCCGTACACGCTGTAAATTGTGCCTTTGAACTGGTAAAATAGATGTTGCAGGTAGCAGCTGCACACAATCTGATACAGTTCACGTAGGCGCTCGCCGTTGATTGCTGCTACCAATCAATCGGCGGGCGCTTTCAGTTAGGCAGGTAGCAGATGCCGAAATTCATGGACTTGACTGGACAGCGGTACGGACGATTTACGGTGCTGTATCGGGACACGTCAAGGAAAGGCGCGACCTTCTGGATGTGCCGTTGCGACTGTGGGAAGGTCAAGTCGGTGCGAGCTGGTGACCTCCGCAGCGGATTAACCGTCTCGTGCGGATGCTCTAAGGGCCGCAAGATTGATTTGGTCGGTGACCGATACGGCATGCTGACCGTTCTGCGCATGGATGCGAGAAGGGCAAATGGCGGTGAGCACTTTTGGGTGTGCCGCTGCGATTGTGGCAAGACCACCTCGGTGCGCACTGGTGACCTACGCTCTGGCAATACCAAGTCATGCGGGTGCAGGGAAAGGATGAAGCACGGCGGCAGCTACTCAAGGCTCTATGGGGTCTGGGAGAGCATGAAGCGGCGCTGCAACAATCCCAATTGCGACCACTACGACTCGTACGGCGGTCGTGGCATCAAAGTCTGCAAGGAGTGGAATGACAGCTTTGGCGCGTTCCAACAGTGGGCCATGTCCGCGGGTTACGACCCCGACGCGCCGCACGGCGTCTGCACGCTCGACAGAATCGACAACAACGGGGATTACGAGCCATCCAACTGCCGTTGGGTGGACATGAAGACCCAGGCAAGTAACAGGAGATTACCAAGGGCGTAAGACCGTCCCCTTGGTGTCAATGCAAGTCAAGCCGTCGCATCAGTGGCGGCTTTTTGTTAGACAAGGAGACCACGACATGCCCATGACAAAGCGCATCGACGCCAAGGCAACCGTCGATAGCAACGGCCAAATCACTGGCTACGCTGCCACGTTCACCCGTGAGCCTGACTGGGTCAACGACGTGATTGCCAAGGGCGCTTTCGCCGACTGGCTGAACCACGTCCACAAGGACGGCGTGACCGTCCCGCTGCTCTACAACCACGACCAGAGCCTTGACAGCTTCATCGGCAAGGTAACCGACATACGCGAGGATGACCACGGGCTGCTGTTCACCGCCGAGTTTGACGGCACCGAGAAGGCGCAGCGCGCACGCGAGCTGGCCATGGACGGCAGGCTTGCCAAGTTCTCGTTCGCCTACATGATTCTTGACCAAGGCACCGTGACCCTTCCCGACGGTCGCAAGGCGAACGAGCTGCGCAAACTTGACGTGGACGAGGTGTCGCTCGTTCTCTCGCCGTGCAACCCCGACACGTCCGTTGTCGAAATCAAGAGCGGCGCGCCCGAGGTCAAGTCTGGCAGGCGCAACTCCAAGGCCGACGAGGACGAGCTGCGGCGCGTCCTCGAGATGGCCAACCAAATCGAGACCATCGTCCAGTCACTCATCGGTGACGAGCAGGACGAGCCGGAGCCGGAGCCCGAGGACAAGCCCGAGGAGCCCGAAGGGGCCAAGGGCGAGGATTCGACGGCCAAGGACGCGCTCGCGCAGCTCAAGGACGAGGCTGACCGACTGCTTCGACAGTAAGGAGAACACATGACCATCAACGAGCGCCTCGACGCCGCCAAGGCGGCGCTGGTCGAGGCCAAGGACGCCGACGATGCCGAGGCCCTGACCGCCGCCATCGCCGAGTTCAAGGCCGCGACCGAGGCCAAGGAGCAGGCCGACGAGGCCGACTCCCTCATCAAGTCCCTCAGCAACCCCAAGGAGGAGAAGCCCATGGAACCCATCACCGAGGCCAAGACCATCGGCGAGTACGCCCTCAAGAACCTCGACCTGTCCGCCATCCGCAACGGAGCTGCCAAGACCGCCGGCACCGAGTACGGATTCAAGGCCTACACCGACCCGCAGGTCTCGCAGACCGTCTACACCTACTCGACCGACGTGGCCGACCAGGGCCTGCGCGACCTCGCCGTGCGCGGGCTCTTCGGTGCCGAGCAGATTTCCGGCAACGCCATCACGTTCTTCACCCTCGGTGCCAAGGAGGACAACTCCGCTCCCAGCCCCAAGGGCGTCAACGAGGCCGCAGCAAAGCCCCAGTTCCACATCGTGGAGGGCACCGTCACCAAGCCCCTGCAGAAGATCGCGGGCTGGTTCTACGAGACCGACGAGCTGCTCGAGGACAACCCCTACCTCGCGACCGCGCTCAACAACCGTGGCCTCTACGAGCTGGACGCAGCCGTCGAGGACTACCTGCTGACCACGCTCGCCGCCACCTCCGGCATCGGCGCGAAGACCTACGCCCACAACGGCAACGTCAACCCCGACGTCATCCTCGACGCCATCATGGACGTCAAGAAGGACACCCGCTTCAACGCCGACGCCATCATTATCAACCCCACCGACTACGCCATCCTCCGCAAGCTCAAGACCGCGAGCGGCTCCAACGAGTACGTGGGCGGCGGCTTCTTCTACGGCCCCCACGGCAACGGTCAGACCGTGATTCAGCCCGGCATCTGGGGCCTCGACACCATCGTCACGCCCAACGTCACCGCCGGCACCGTCCTCGTCGGCGCGTTCAAGCAGGGCGCGACGGTCGTGACCAAGGCTGGCGAGGGCGCACGCATCGAGGTGCACACCGGTGACCACGACGATGCCATCTACAACCGCGTCACGGTCGTGGTCGAGGAGCGCCTCGCGCTCGCCGTCCGCTATCCCAAGGCGTTCGTCAAGATTACCGAGGCCGCTTCCTAAGTGACTGCGAGGGGCCGCGTGAGCGGCCCCACCGCTGACATGGAGGTCACCATGCTCCGCATCTACCGCGCTCCCAACGGCAGCACCTACCAGTACGAGGAGGGCGAGCAGCCCGAGGACTACGTGCTGGTGGACGAGCCGAAGGCGGCTCCCAAGAAGACGCCGACCAAGCGCCGCACCACCGCCAACAAGGCACGCAAGACCGAGAACAAGTAGAGGAGGTCGTGATGCTGACTCCGTGGGGATACGAGGTCGACGAGCTGCCCGACCTCATCACCGTCTCCGACTTCAACGCAGCCACCAATAACCGCTATGCCGGTGACGCCCGCATCGAGCCAGCCATCTCGGCAGCATCCGCAGCCATCCGCGCATATTGCGGCTGGCACGTGGCACCGGTGCTCGACTGCACCATCACGCTCGACGGCGAGGCCGGTGACATCTGGCTACCGACCAACGCGCTCGCCTCGGTCACGTCGGCCAAGGTGGGCGGCGAGGACGTCACCGTCACCGGCTCCAACCGTCGCGGTCGCGTGCGGCTCGAGCACAAGACGTGCGGCCTCGGCAACGTGACCATCGACTACGTGGCAGGCTACGACGTCGCTGCATGCCCCGACCTGATGGGCGTGGTCGTGCAGCGCGTCATGGCATCGGTGGCGATGACCACCTATGGCGTCTCGCAGGAGACGGCAGGTGGCGTGTCCATCTCCTACTCCGGCTCGGCGCTCTCCGATCTCGGCAGCGCGTTCCTTCCCGACTCGGTCAAGGCCGCGCTCTCGACTTACAGGCTGGTGAGGTCTCATGCTGCCTAGCTGGTGCCAAGACTCCGTGACCGTGCTCCGCGCTCCGCTCGTGGACAGTCGTGGCACGAAGGTGCGCGACTGGACGCAGGCCACGAGCGCAACGGTCACCGGATGCTCGCTGCAGCCAGCCTCGACCTCGACCGACTTCGGCGATGTCAGGCAGGCGGCTGACTTCGACGCGACGCTCTACCTGCCGCCCGACGCAGACGTCCAGCAGGATGACCGCATCGTCTTCGCTGGCGTCACCTACGCCGTCGACGGCATGCCCTACGAGTGGCGCAGCGCGACCGGACGAGTGACGCACCGTCAGGCGCGTCTCAAGACTTGGAGCGGATGATGGGTACCAAGGTACGCATCGAGGTCGACCTCGACGTCGGTGGACTCTTCGCGCTGATGAAGAGCGACGGCATCTCCGGCGAGTGCCGCAAGTCTGCGGAGCGCATCGCCGCGGCGGCTGGTGACGGCTTCCACGTGACGAGAGCCTATTACCCAGGTACCCGCGTCATGTATCGCGTCTACGGCGACTCGGACGATGCCAACATCGCCGAGGCCGACGAGAAAGTCTTGAGTAGGGCGGTGAGCGCATGCAGGTCGTGAGGCCGATTGACATCGAGGACGCGCTGCGCGTCGACGTGGCGGAGTTCCTAGACCAAGACGTGACGTGCTGCGCACCACCCGCACCGGATGACCTCGTGCCCATGACCGTCTGCTTCACGTCGCTGGGAGGCGGCGCACAGTCGGTCGTGAGCCACGAGTACGACCTATCGGTCGACGTCTGGGCATCCACCATCGAGGATGCCGTCGACCTCGCCGCAGAGGTGCAGGGCATCGTCGCGTCGCTCCCATATCGCGAGACCACGAGCGGCAGGCACTACGTCACAGCCGCCCCGATGGCTCCCTACATCAACCCTGACCCACGCAGGCCGCTGCTGCCGCGCTGCACGTTCAGAGCGACCGTCGGCATCCGTGGCGTCAACACTCTCTAAGGAGGAACATTGGCTGGCATCAATCCCGAGCAGGTCTACCTGCCCAGCCCCGACCAGAGCAAGACCACCGGCGCGGTGGCCGTGGCTCCGATTGGCACCACAGCCCCGACCGACGCACGCACGGCGCTGCCCAACACGTGGACGAGCGGCGGCTACATCGACGAGAACGGCATCGCGCTCTCCATCTCCAAGTCCTTCACCACCATCAAGGACTGGGCGATGTCGGTCGTGCGCAAGGCCCTGACCGACTTCGACGGCACCATCGCGCTGTCCTTCCTGCAGGTGGACGAGTTCGCCGCCCAGCGCGTGCTCGGCACCGCCAACGTCACCAAGATGGCCGCGAACACCACGCACGGCGAGCAGCTCAAGCTTGGCGTCGGCCCCGACGTGGCACCTGCCGAGTCGTGGTGCTTCTCCATGAAGGACGGCAACAGGCGCGTGCGCGTCTACATCCCGAATGGCCAAATCACCGAGATTTCCGGTGACGTCAGCTTCACCCCTGGTGCCGCCAACGTCTGGCCGTGCACGCTGTCCTGCTACGACGATGGCACCGGCCATTCCATCTACGTCTTCTACGACGATGGCGTGGTCAGCGCCTAACGTTCCCATTCCGACAACGTCATAAGAAGGTGGCCACATGTTCAAGGTTCCCGCTGCTGCAGCGCCGTTCCAGTTCGCGGTAGGCGATGAGGTCTACTCCATCCCGACCATCCAGTCGCTGCCGCTTCCGGTCGCTCTCGAGATTCGCGAGCAGACCGCCAGCAAGACCGGCGCCGAGCTGCAGGACTCGCTGCTCGCCATCATGGTCAGGCTCTTCGACCAGTACGCCGAGGGCGTCACGGCCAAGCTCACCATGGAGCAGTTCACGGCACTCGTCTCCGCCTACCTCGGAGACGGCGAGGCGCTGGGGGAATCCTCTGGCTCATCCGACTAGACGAGGAGACCGACGGGGCGGTCTCGGCTGACATCCTAGAGCGTCTTGGGATGCCCGCCGAGGCCGCTCTGTCGCGATTCGGATGGGCCGAGCTGGTCAATGTCGTGCGCCACCTGCCGGACGATTCCGCGACGTGGCGGGCGCTGCATCCCGACGAGGCACCGTGGACGTCGAGGCTGGCGCTCGCGCACTTCCTCGCAGACATCCACGACGCGATCACGGGCCTCGCGTGGCTCTTCGCGTCGGCCCACAGCAAGAGCAGGCCCAAGAGGCCGAGGCCCTATCCGGTGCCGTGGGCCAAGGGCGAGGAGCAGAGGCTCGGCAAGGGCGCGATAGCCATCGCCGACTTCGACGAGTGGTACTACGGAGGTGACTAAATGGCAGGAGAGGGCGTCAACGTAGCCAACGCATACGTCCAAATCATCCCCTCGGCGCAGGGCGTCAAGCAGAACATCACCGACGCGCTCGTCCCCGACCTGACGGCTGCTGGCCAGCAGGGCGGTGACGCGCTCGGCGGTGGCCTCATGTCGAAGCTGCAAGGCTCGCTCGGCAAGCTGGCGGGAGCCATCGGCGCTGCGTTCGCCGGCATCGAGGTCGGCAAGTTCCTGCTCGACATCGGCGGCGAGTTCGACGAGATGACCGACGCCATCATCATCGGCACCGGTGCGTCGGGCGAGGCGCTCGAGGCGCTCGAGGAGAGCGCCAAGGGCATCGCGACCACCGTGCCGATATCATTCGGCGAGGCGGGCAACATCGTCCAAGACCTCAACACTCGCCTCGGCTTGACCGGCGAGAA